GCACATTGAAGCGAGAAGGGAATATTTATCTCCGTCAATGTAGTCTCGTCTATAATTGGTTTCCCAGTCGTAGTGGTCTTGGTCAGTTTGACATTCAAACGATTCGTAAGAATCCATGCTATGTGATCTCGTGAGGTTGGGTTAAATTCTTTTAGTCTTTGTATTTCGCATCCTTCTCTATATCCTTGTGTAGCGTTATCTCGTTTAGGAGTGAACAACGCTCCTCCAATGAGAGTCCATTCTTTCCGAAGTATTTCAGTAAGTTCTTCCATCTCTCTTCTGAGATGTGACTCAAGTTGGAAACTTTTTTGTTCATCAAATGTCCATCCATGTATTTCTTGTTCAGTTAGTATTTGTGCGACTTGATGCTCTAACGCGAGCCAGTCAAATAAGGGCGGAAGTGCTCGCATAATTTAGTTGTTACTTGTACGTCTTGGACGCAATAATCTTGCATTTCTTGTGACCAGTCTTTCCAGTCAGTTGTCTTACCAAACTCTCCTTTGTATTCTCCGAGACGATATCCATAGGCTTCTAAGGAATGTCGTCCATATAATTGCAGTGGCATTCTTGCTATATTTCTTTTCTTATCTATGTCCATCATGTTTGGATGGTACATCCTAGATAAAATAAGAGTATCAAGAATAGTCCCACTAAACTTGAACCAAGGATAAGTTTTCCGAAGAACAGGTAAATCGTAGCCAATAATGTTATGACCAATAAGGACATCAGCATTGGATAGCCAATGCAAACCCTCCGTGATCGGGTAGCAGTCACCACCTTGATTATTAAATACGAAGGTTTCTTCCTTCGTGGAGTCGTAGATGGCAATGCAATGTATCTCAGAAACGTCATGTAATAGTCCGTTAGTTTCGCAATCAAAGACGAGCATTTGTTTTTCCGACATATGTTTTGTCCTTAAACTTTGCTTTCTTTTTGGCTTGCTTTGTAGGTGGTTTAGGTTTTTTTAGCTCAGAAGTCTGTGCTGGGATTGAAAATTGTGTTCTCAGTTTCATTGAATTTACAGGTGGTTTTGTCGTATTTCAGTGCAGCAGCTACTCCTGTTTCTCCTGAATATCTATTCTTTAAAATTCTTAGAGTTGAAACATCATCATCCGATTGCTGATCTCTTTCCAAGGCAAGTACGGTATCCGAAAGCTGAGATATAGCCTGGCTTCCGCGTAATTGTCCTAATGAAACCTTTGCTCCATCGGTATGATCTTGATCTGTATGTGTACGTCTTAGGTGTGATACTAAAAATAATGAGATACCAGTACGTTCAACTAAACTTCTAAGATTAGTCATTGTCTGATCTATCATGCGTCTCTCATCTCCTTGTAATCCACTGAGCAATATACTCAAATGGTCAAGGAAGATAACTTTTATATCCAGCCCAAGAGCCATGTACTCAATACGGTTGTAGATAGTATCCGAAGATAAACTACCAAAATGGTCGTATAGATAAAGGTTCCAATTATTGATAGTGGAATCATATGCTTCTTTTAATGTGGAGTATTCGTGTTCGCCAAGATGTAATGCCTTTCCTACAGACACTGACATAAGTCCTAGTGCTGTTCGCCTGTTAGATTCCTCTAATGCTATATAGCCAACCTTAACTCCTTCTTCTAAAAGTTGAGTTGCTAGTTGTCTACAGAAAGTACTTTTACCTTGACCTGTCCCTGCTGTAATTGTTGTTAGCTCACCGTATCTAATACCATGAGTCTTCTCTTGTAATCCTTCAAACTTATATTTGTGATTACATGGTGGGCTTGGTGTGGTGACAGCATCTAATAAAGATTTACCGTCAACTATCCCATCGGGTTGATACTCTTTAGCATCCCAGATAGCCCGTCTAATAGCTTCAGAATCATTCGCTTGTAACGCATCTGACGCATCTTTGTATTGCTCCAAGCGAGCAATCTTGACTTTTCCCGTAGGTAAGATTGACGCTGCTTTTTCAACAGCTTCTCTTCCGGCGTTGTCATTGTCAAAGAAGAGGACGATTTCCTCATACCCTTGTAATAAAGGTATTTGTTTCTGAATGTCTTTTTTGGCTGACGCTGCACCGTGAGGGAGCGAGACCATCGGCCAGTTCGGCATAGCCTCATAACAGCTCGCAGCATCTAGTTCACCCTCAGTAATAACAATACGCTTACCGTTAGTAGGGAATAAGTGCTGACCAAATAAGGTGTTAGTGGAAACTCCTTCATATTTAAATTGTTTTAGTTTGTCTTTGGTTTTGAATCCTTGAACTCTTCCAGAGTCATCGAAATAAGGGAATCGTAAATGTGTGTCGTCTCTGTAGATTTTGTAGAACTCGCAGGTTTTTTCACTGATGTTTCGTTTTTGCAGCCTTTGGGCTGATCCTTTAAAAGTGACATTGCTATGCATGTGATGAGTGTTGGGTGTGTCGTTGCCTTCTGTATAGGTTTGGCAACTAAAGCAATAGGTGTGACCGTCCGTATAAATGCCATTGGCATCGGACGATCCACAGTTACTGCATGGTTCGTGTCGTATAAATTCGCTTTCAGTCATGTAAGCCAATCAATTGGGATGGCATGGAACGCACACCATCTGATGTTGTAGCGTTTGCACCATTGTGCATACGTTGTTTTAGATTTTTTAGAAATCTTCTTATATGGATCTTGAAAGACAATTCTTAAGTCTATACCTGGGTTCTCAGTAATTACTTGTTTAACCTTACGTCTATCCTCTGGTCTCCAATATCCTTTAGTTTCTAGTATTACTCCATTCGGCAGTATGAAATCAGGTGTGTATAAATGTTGAATTGTATAAGGAAAACTTACACTTTCGTATTCATAGTCCACACCTAAATCACACAGTAGATCAGAGACTTTTTCCTCTAATCCTGATTTGAACATTAGAAGTCATCGTCAGGAATAACTTCTGCAACCGCAGCTGGCGTAACGTTTGGGTCATCAGCTTTAAATCCTGATGTCTTACCAAACAATTCGGCTACGCCAATTTCATCTAAGTCGCCGGTGTCTACTCCAGCTCCTGATTGAACTGAGACAACCTGTATCCCTGATAACTTTAATGATGTGCCGTATGTAGTTCCATCCTTAAGTATGTAAGGCTTCTGATGAAACCCTATCTTAACTTTAGATCCTTCATATACTGGTGTGTCTGTATTAGTAATGGGTGATCCTTCTGTGTCTACCACTGGAGGACGCTTCTCTTCAGCCCATGAAAACTTAACTATAAACTTTCCATCAGACACCTCTTCCCAAGGTGTAGGTTTAAGAGTTGATCTCTTTGGATTCTTTAGCTTTGACTCTGCCCATTTAAGGCATTCAGCTCTTTCAGTCTCAAGTGCGTCAACTATGTCACTACCGACTACTGCCTGAAGTGAATAGCCAAACTTACTTGGCTTTAATATCGCCTGATAACCCTCAAGGGTTACAGGATCTTTTGTTACGTGTATGTTCTTCATTAACAGAAAAAATAAGTGGATTCAATTACGGATGACGGTTCAAGGTCTCCAATAATTGGTGGTTCAGTCTTTGCTCCAATAGCTTTGGCAAAGTCTTTTAAAAAGTCACGCTCTGCAAATAGATGCATGTAAGTGTCCCGTACTAATGTGGACAAGTGAGTCATATCAGTAGCTCTACATAGAACTGAGTCATGTATTAAAGCTATAGGTGCATTAAATTTAGTAGCACTTAAATGAAGTAATGAAGCATCAAGTGAATGTATTAGGTTAGGAGCAGTTGCATTCTTATGATGTCTAAGATCTACACCCTTCTCTCCATCTAACACCTTGATACGACAACGACCCATCAACTGCAATTCAACAGTTTTATGGTCATACTTCATTAATCGTTGTGTAACTCTAAAGAACGAGGGAGTTTCCCAAGATATCTGTTCAGCTCCATCTTTAATAGCTTTTCCTACTTCTTGCTCTATCCATCTCATAACCTTCATAGGTCCTGGTACGACTGCCTCCATGGCATCTCTAACCGCTTTGACTATTTGTGTTAGTTCGTCTTTGTCTACCTCAACGTCTATATCTTTAAATGCGTCTCTAATATATTGCCTGTTACTAAAAGGTTTAGCGTTATAGGGAATAGTCATAACCACTCTTTTGGTTTTTTTTCTATCCCAGTAAGGTCTTAACCTTTCAGGTATTTGATCTATACATTTATCAGCAATTACTTTATAAGCATCTTGAGGTTTATCGCTTGGTATAACATTTACCAAACAAGCTGTGGACTTATCGCGGGCAAGCCCTGCCAGTATCTGTAGACCTGAACAAGTTGCATCGGTTGCCACTGGAATACCAGTTGTATTCTTACCCAGCATGACCACTGAATGATATTCATGGCATGCAGCTAAAAATTGCCAAGGTTCCTCAGCTACTTCCCAGTCACCTATATTGTTTAAGGGATCTGTAGCTACTCTAATAATTAATAAGATATTTTCTCGTTTAGTTACCCAAGCTAACCTATCTTCCATAGTTGCTTTATCCAGACCATAAGATGTGGAGACACTAAAAGCTAACCATTTAATTGCATCCTCAGTAACAGGTGCTTCATCAGCAAACCTTATTAAACTCTTTCCAAAGTCAGTGTCTTGAGGTGTAAGGAAGCTAGGTATAGGGTACGCTCTACCTCTGTAGTCAAAACTCCAAGGAATATAATAGTCTTTATCTTTAAACTCTCGGACACAATTCATTGTCATCCTAGTTCTACAAGATATTCTCCATTCGTTAGCGTTCTTATTACGTGATATAGCTTT